AGATCCATTTAGATACAGTACGCGCGTTAGAAGCCCAAAAACAGCAAATTCAGTCTGAGATAGATGATGTATCACAGCATTTGAAGCAACTCCGCAAGGAAGAAGCGGCTATACTGATTAAGCGTCAGCAAATACATGACGATATAGATGCCAAGTTACAAGCATTGGACGAAAAAGAGCGTAAGATTATGGCTGAACGTGAGGCTCTACGCCAAGAACGTGAGGATATGCAACAGGAACGCCACTACTATAAGTCATCGAAATCCTTGTACGACTTACCATAACTGTTATACTTCGGTTAGATGTCCAACCGATCGGGTTCCCCATATTCTGTCCCCCGAGATGCCAACCGAGTACCTCTATTAGTCGCAGCATCGTCATCTGACGGTATAACCCCTGTGGTAGTTGAAGCAGATCCTGTCACGCACGCACTATTTACTACGGGGGATGGTGGCTTAATACCAACCGGTACAGCTCTTAATACCTATTCCACACTAATCACCACCAATACCACGACTACGCCAACTGCTTCAACTGCCTACGTTTCATCTATCGTAGTTTCTGTCACCACTGCCGGTACTACTTCGACATTGACGGTTAGAGATAAACAGGGAACACCCATAACATTAGTTAATGCATTATCAACTGCCGCTCTTAGTGTCGGAGATACTACTTTCAATTTCCAAACGCCTATAAAGATGGTATCTGGTATAGATATTGTAACGGCAGGCGCAGCTGCGGCTACAGTCAGTGTATTTGTGAACTATTATCAGTAGAATTGGTGGCATTCTGTAGAGTAGAAGAATATGCTATAATCGCCCTATAAGGCACACTAGCCCACCTCTATTGGTGGGTATTTTAATTTAGAAAGGTACATACCTTGGCTTACACTCCTTCCGCACAGAAAACCTCTACACCATTTGGTGGTTCAGTTACAGATGGCAACCGCGTAGCATTAACTGGCTTTCCTAACGTCATGCAAACTATTGATGCTACGGCATCTCCGAATAGCTCACCGCTAACCGTTAACACGACTGCCACGCTGCTTGTTCCACTTAATGCAGTATCCGTAACCATTATTAGCACTACCAACGCCGTACAGGTGTCAGAGGACAGCACACAGACCGCATACTTTACCTTGCCAGCTGCTACGATTATGACCTTCCCGTGCGCTCGGCAGGCTAATGTATATTTGAAAACAGCTAGCAGCACAGTTGTAAACTTCTACTTCTCACTCTTTTAGGATAATTTAATGACAAAGAGCCAGACCAGTTGGACTAATAGTACAGAAACTCCGGTTTCGTGGGTAGTAGTGGGTAGAGGTTCTACTGCTTGGGTTAATGGCGATGTAAAGAATAGTACTCAATACACGACGGTAAGCAAAGGTTCTACTGCTTGGAGCAATGAAGGGCAAATACTTACTCCGTATCTATATGATGATGCAGCTATTACTTATAACAATAGCTATGTGTATGACTATTTGATGATGACTACCAATACGACTAATAACAAAGTTCCAACTGCTTGGAGTGCTGCATGAGTACCTTATATCCAGGTGCAATAGATAACAACACTTCACTACCTAACCCTGGTAGTGGTGATTTTACTAATAATCCAAGTCATGCCGGACAACACGATACTGAGAACGATGCTATTAAGGCGCTGGAAACGAAGTTAGGTACAGGTGCGTCTACGCCCACGGCTAATAAGGTGTTAAGGGCCACTGGTACGGGTAGTACTGCATATGCTCAGGTTGACTTAACTACGGATGTCACAGGCACCCTGCCAGTAACTAATGGCGGTACGGGCATTACATCTCTGGGAACAGGAGTGGCAACCTTCTTAGGTACTCCTACTTCTGCCAACTTAGCCGCTGCCGTGACCAATGAGACGGGCAGTGGTGCGTTAGTGTTTGGTACATCTCCAGCCATTACTACTCCTACGGGTATTGTTAAGGGCGATGTAGGGTTGGGTAATGTAGACAATACATCTGACGCTACTAAAAATGCTGCTAGTGTTACTTTAACGAATCACACTATTGATGGAAGTAGTAACACACTTACGAACATATCTTCTAGTTCTATAGTTACGGGAGCGTGGCAAGCATGGAGTCCCTCATTTACCGGTTTCTCAGTTAACCCTTCTGGTGGACTATATTATTATCAAATAATAGGGAAGATAGTGATAGTAACTATAAAAATGCCTTCAAATGGAACATCAAACTCATCAGGGTTTACTATAAGCCTACCCGTTACAGCTGTAACGAGAACAAACGCAGAATGGGTTGGCAACGCACAGATTGTTGACAATGGTTCAGTCCCCTCGACGCCGGGACTAATGGATATAACTAGTGGCGGGACAACAATGAGCATATTAAGGGATTACGCAGGAAATGCGTTTACTAGTAGTGGTGGTAAACGTCTCGCTGTGGGTATGATAATTTATGAAGCAGCTTAATATGGAAGTACAATAAGAATATGCTTACTTACACGCAGTCCTATAAGCGAGCGGCCGATATAATTGGTATCAACACTACGACTAGTTCTCAGGCGCTCACGAACATCCAGCAGGATATCAACCAGGGCCTCCGCATCTTTAAGAACGCCAGTCGTCGCTACTGGACACGCAAAGAGGTGACTACAAGTCTAGTATCGGGCCAACAGTACTATACCTTTCCGGAAGATATGATTAGGATCACTACGGTCAAGGTTACCTCTGGTGGCCTAGTACTGCCGGTCGTGATGATTGACAGTGAGGAGATGTGGAATCGCCTAAACGTCATTCCAGCTATGACGGTCGGTATTCCTACCACTGGTTACATTCGGGGTAAGAATGAACTTGGGTTGTATCCAATACCATCTGTAACTACTGCTAATGGCTTAATCGTATCGTACGAACCACGCCTGCGGGATATGAGCCTCGATGACACAACTTCTATTACATTGAATGTCACTAACGGCTCGATTACAGTGACGGCCGCCAGCGGCACATTTAATAGCAAGATGGTTGGCATGAGTTTGCAGGTGACAGATGGTAGCGATGGCAACTGGTATCCGATTGTCGGTTACACCAACTCCACCACCATTACCCTAGAGAATGTCTACCAGGGGCCGACCTCCACTGGTGTAGCAAGTATTATTGGTCAGACGCCGGACATCCCAGAGGACTACCAGTTAGGACTTGTTTACTACGCCGCTTACAACTACTTCCTAAAGCGCAAAGACGCTGGGATGTCAGCTAATTACAAGGCCCTCTATCAAGATTTGCTCACACAGTACATTGAGGTGTACGCGGATAAAACAACTGGGCAAGTTCTTCAAGGTATTGATGATATGCAGTATTCATTATTTGGATTGCCCCCAATGAACATGACGAGTCAGTAAAATTATGGCAAAAGGACCAACAGACAGCAATAAACTGAACATCGTACTTGGTAGTTTTGTAGGTGGTGAGTCCATTGACTTCAAGAATGGCGTGGCTGGCAGCTTTTATAAGTCTGAAGCTTTGGATTTCCGCAGCAAAGCAAGTCAAATGTCGGTACTACCGGGCGCTACGGCTGTGTCTGGCGCTTCAGCAGTATTAGTTGACCTACCAGTTGAAATGGTACAAGACCCAACTGGTACACGCTGGTTAATTGGTGACCAGGGAAACCTGTATAAGCTGGATACCAGTAATGTACTAACTAAGGTGGCTACAACTACTGAGACGAGCGGAACTGGGCTAGTGTACAACCAGTTATCTGATTTCCTATACATTACCGGCCAGCAATCAGTGAGTATGTATGGCCCGCTGTCGTCCTCACCGGCATTAAAAGATGCTCAGTTTGCAAAGTCGGCCAGTAGTGCCAGCGGTGTCGTGAACCTGTACGACCCGACGACGACTAGTTACAGCGGTTCAGCCCGTAACAACTTGCAGACGCTGGCTACTACTACCGGTGTTACTGCGACTAGCCAGGTATCTACTAACACTACTACGCTGACCTATACCACACCGACTTCCATACCAGCCGAAACGGTACTGACTGGTAAGTGTCCGTTCGCTCCTGACCTGGAACCGTTTTATTCGATTGCTATCTATGTTGATACGGTGGGCACTGGTAACGTGACACTGACCTTACATGATGGCTTCAACCGCAACTTAGGGGCCGTGACTATCACTCATGCCAACCTGACCACCGGCTACAATGAGTTTATCTTCAGCGCGCCTGGTATCCGTTCGTTTACCGGTGCTATTCAGTCCGGTTTAAGTGCTGCGTACCACTGGCATGTCACGAGTACGGTGGCTGATACCAAAGTACGCACCCTGACGGCTAGCGACCTCAGTACAGCTGACATGATTCTGTTTAACTACCGGATGGTCAAGACCAACAACGGATGGCACCCAGCGACTATCTTTACCGGTAACGGTTTCTTACTGTGTATTGGTAACGGCCAGTACCTGAGTACTTACAACTTTAGTAATGACGCCAATCCCAGCAACAATGTTTGGCAGCGGGAACGCTTCCCAATTGATGCCGGGTTTGAAATTTGTGGGCTCAGTATTAACAACCAGTATCTCGTTATTGCTGCTGAGAAGAGGAGTAGCAGTACTACCCATAACTACCAAGAGGGCGCACTGTACTTCTGGGATGGACAGAACGCCACCTACAACTTCAAAATTCCTATTCCAATGGGCGCACCGTACTCGGTCTACACCTTTAATAACATTACCTATTTCATTGCAGCGGGGGCGTTATATGCGTGGGGCGGCGGCCAACAGGTAATCAAGGTACGGCCAATAGCCTACCAGAATACCGACTATCTTGGTACGACTGATAACACCGTAGTTAACCCCAATATGATGGCACCACGCTACAATCTGCTACTTATGGGTTACCCAAGCACTACCACGAATGTTAACGCCAAGTATGGTATTTACTCGTGGGGTAGTGTGGAACTAATCTACCCAAACAGTTTCGGTTACAGTTACGCTCTGAGTAACGCTACATATAACTACTCTGCTGCCAATAACCTGCAAATCGGCATGATTAAGAATTTTGTGGATACGTTGTTTGTGGCTTCCCGTAAG